TGTGATTAGTAGATGAAAAGAATCCACTGACCAGATCCGCTGATTCTTCGGCGCACGTTCCCAAGAACATCCGTTAAGATAGGTTTTTGTAGTCGGATTCATTGCATCTATTAAACGCTGTTCCTCTTCTACATTAGCCGCTCTGGTTTTCTTTTTGACCTTCATATGCAAATCGTCAAAGTCCATTTCATGATTGATCTTGATGCCCCAATTCTTCTTACAGCACTTTTGGATCTGCTGAAGTTGGTCGATCTCTTTGTTGATCGATGCGGGTGCATAGCCTTCACGTTTGCGATTCATCATGATCTGATCTAAGTCGCGGTTGGTCATGCTAGACCAGAGCCTATTAGGATTGAGTGAGAACGGCATGATCCTGTTAGGAACACGATATAACTCCTCTACGGGGAACTGTCCACACAGACGTTTTCTTAGTGCCCCTGCTTGCTTTTCACCTGACTCAGTTAACAGGGTCTGACGCTCGTAATAGCGATTCAAAACCTGTTCGATTGTTTCCTCACTATTAAGACCAGCGTGTTTATGCGCCCTCTCCTTTTGTGATAACAATTCGGCAACCTCTTTGGCTTCCTTCTTGTTGCTAGTGCCTGTGGATTTCTTCTGTCCATTGATATGAACATACCAGTTCTGGCTGATTGTTTTACCCGCCGCATCGGTTCGTTTAAATAATTTTGTCATACTTTAGTCCTATACGAGTAGATTTAAGTGACAACTTCACTGTTTATTTTAAGCTCCTTCATGACCCCTGACAGCAGATCTTCTATAGTCTTGGTGGTCATAATAAGACCCCAACTATCGAACAACCTACAGTCCTTACCAACAGATACATGACTTTCTCCCGCAGAAAACCAAGATTCACCCTCTTCGGTGACGCCTGATTCAATTGGTGCGAAAGGCCCCTCGATCAATCTTAATATTATACTCTCAACTTCCATTTAGTTTACTCTCTTATAAGCGTATTTCATCATAGTCTGTAGGTTCATGGGGGTCTGCATCAAACAAGGCTTCAAAAGTGTGCGGGTCATAAAACTTTATAAGCTCCCGTACAAACTTTTTAGTATCGCAACCTAAACTGGCTGCAAATATCTTGTATTTCTGCGGTGGGATCTTACCCACACCCGCTTCGATTTGACTTATGAACGTGTAGTAGTCGAGTTCACATTTCTCAGCTAGTTCACGTTGGGTATACCCCAAGGATGTGCGTAATGTCTTAATGACTAATCCGCCCTGTTTACGGCGGCGCTTACTGCTTTCATCTTGGGCCTTCATATTTAAAGCCATTTTAGTATCCTCGTCCTTTTGTTTGTTACAAGGCATTAGGCCCATTTGGCTCATTGTTTGAACCGATAAATGTGCGTAAAGTGTTTAAGACATTTAAATGCATGGAGCCAAAAACATCAGCCCTAGCCCACGTTGGATTTAGGCATTTGTCAGCATCGGTAAAAACTATTGACCAGTGCCAATTGTCCTCGGTTTGCCAGTGCATTTTCCGACATCTAAGATTGGAAAATCTGTCCCTTGGTGGCCCTGTCTTATACATAACATATTTAAAATAATCCATTTAGTTTTTCCTTTAAGTTTATCTTTAAGTTCTCCGTGGTGGGGGGTTTTCCTACCCCCTTCCTCTACGGCTTTCTTTAAGTTCTTTTTCCTCCCTTAGCAAGAGCGCCGACAATGGGACACTAGCTAAATTTAATTGATCAAATCCAGGCGCTGCTACCAAGATCTTATGATTACAACGCCAATGGCTATAACTACCCAGACAATGGGTATCACTATTCCGTATGAATTATACAAACTACCTCCTTTACAGGTTTCTGGGCGGGTGTCGATTATACCACAATACAGCAAAAGTATCTTGCAGTATTATTCACAAGCCCAACAATTCAATCGAATTGCCATAAGCCACGGGTTGCCATGGCTTACAGGTCAATGCGACTAGTACTCCTATGAATTTCCTGCAACTAGGCCATGTATTTCATCTGCAATTCTCTCGTTAGCAGCACGTTCTGAGCGGTCACAGCTATCAACATTCCATTGACCATCAGCTATCATCAACGTGTCTGGGTCAAAGGAATCGTAGATACCATACCTAACCCCATCAATTTCGGCCCAGTGAATGTGATTCGTTTCGTTGGTAGTTGTTTCTATTAGCTTATTCATTCGTCACCTCCAAAAATGTGAACGTTATCTGCAATGTATTTATTCAGCGCAATTTCAACGTCGGCATGGCTTTTGAACTCTTTAGCCTCCGCAACCGACAAGAAGTGACATTGTGAAAGGTCATGCCCGATAGCCTCCTTTGCTGCAACAATTTCGCTGTCAGCATCTGCTACTGGGTAGCATTCCGTATGCCCTGACCATCCAATAACGATCAGCTTTTTATCCTTCCTCAAAATGTCATTGTATTCATCTGGTATTTCATCACCGAAACAATCAACAGCATTTTCCATATCCCATTCTTGATAGCAAAAGTCGTGAACCTCATATGCTTTTTGGATTAAATCAGCCTCGTCTAGCGCCCGCCATATCCTTACTGGCCTACGATGTGGCACTTCAACTATTATTATATCGTTCGTTGGTTTATTCATGGCTACTCTCCTTTCCGTTTCATTACATAATTGTAGGCGTCCATCATAACACCGCTAAGCGTTTCTAGCTCAAACATGACGCCAATCTGTTCATCGGTTAACGCCGTGGCTGCATGTCCTGCCGTAATGGCTTTGTCGATGTCATAGTTGAATTCCTGTAGATACAGGTCAGTCGTTTTGCTGATCATGATTCTTCTCCGTCACCCTTTAGGAATTCTTCGCGTGTCATTAAGGAAACCTCAACGTCACCGCCGCAGTCGCAATAATGGCTACACTCTGGGTCAGCCATGGCCCTAGTTTCTGACCTGTGAGCATAGGCATAAAAGTTGTAATGCAGTTGGTCATTGGTTCCACACTCAGAACACACTTGTTCATCATCAATTTCAAAAGTAACTGTTTTCATATTTATGCTCCCATGGCTATAGAGAAGATGATCGGAATTATCACCAGAGTAACGGCAAACACTAGGCCCATAGAGGCCCAATCAGGCCCATGTGAGGCCATATTCTCAGCCCGTAATAGCTTTGGCCTAACCCTGCGCTGGCGCTTCTGAGAAGACGTTTTAATGAGCGCGTTCAATTGGTCTTGTGTCATGTTATTCATGGTTGTCACCTTCTTCGTTGTCGGTTATTTCTTCGCAGCCAGCGGCTTCTTGTAGCCACGCCATGGCTGTGCATATGTCTTCCCATTGATCATCATTAGGCCCGTTACTATCCTCGGGTATGGACTCCTCACGCGCCAAATGTAGGGCGTCCCAAATAACCTCTTTGGCTTGGTCTAGGTTCCAGTTGTTTAGCGGTAAAACTGTTCTTTTTGGCATTTTAAATTCCCTCTTTATTGTTTAGGATTAGTTCGCGCACAGCCTCGCGGTCAACGCTGTCGCCGCAAAACCACCACCCCGCGTTTTTAATATGCTTTTCAACAGCGGATGAAATCATTTTTTTGGTCAATCCTGCTATTGGATAAATACCCGTATCAGCGTTGTAAAAACTATCTACATACGCTTCAAAGTCTGGAATTAAATTGGTCATTATTATTCTCCAATTATGTTATTAATGTAGGTAGATTCTAGGCTTGGTTCCCCATCCCAGAAGGCATCTTCAGACTGATAAATGGCTACCGCTTCGTCACTTGTGACGATGATGTAATTCCATTCGCTAGACTCAATAATGGTGACCATAGAGCCACCCCCTGTATTTACTTCTCGTGCTTCTAATAGCATCATTTTCATCTTCCTTTTGGTTTACGTTTTGTTTACTTCGGTTTACTCGGTGACCCTCGCTAGAAGGCCACCTGATAAACCTATGCCGCGTTGCTGACTGCAATGGCTTCAGCAAATCCCCTAGGCGTTGCGCTTCTTATATTTTTAGTTCGCATGGACTTGCCACCTAGGCTGCTATGCTGGCGGCTGTTGCCGAATGACTCGCAATCGACTGGCTTGGCGTCAGGCATCTTGAACCCGCCACCCGTCCAAAGGCATGTGCGTTTGCTATAGGCATCCATGGGTGCAATGTGGTCTGGATAGAGTGGGTGATCGGCTTCGGTGGCAGGTATGTATGCGCCGTATTCAAACGGGTGAAACCGATAGTCAGGTGACCTCCATAGGGTGGCTAATCGTGATACTGGATTCTCAATAAAATAAGGGACGCCCCAACTAGTAAATACATGACTACACTTGGCGGCATGGTTAGCGGCTTTAGTTTGGAAGTCTGGGTCAACCTTTGCTTTGTTGGCGAAATGCGCCGCGCCCGACACTGCTAGATCTGTACATACTGGAAACGCCATGGCGAACACAATATGATCCATACGATGGGCCTTATAGACATTCCACAGTGACACTGTGTTGTGTAGATCAGCATGGAGATATTGAATAGATCCCCCACCCGCAAACCACTCACTATTGCTATTATCGTGCTGTAGATCATAGGCGAAACAGGTATACCCGCGTTTTGCCCATGGCCTTAACGCCACGCCTGTATAATCGTAAAAAGAAACAACTACTTTGTCGTTATTGGTACTCATAATAATTAACCTCTTAATATCGTTATGCTGTTTAAATAGTGACGCCTTGAATAGATCCGTCAGCGGATATAATGGCCTGTTGTAGCGCCTCTATAGGTGCGCCAGTGGATTTATCTGTGAAAGTGGGGGCCTTGTAAGGGTTATAAGTAACGGCGCTCATAGGCGCTTCTAGGCCCTCCATATATCGAACGCCTGTATAGCTTCGATCCTTATAAGATACAAAACCCGCGACCCGCTCAATAGCGCCCTCAATGAAGGCGTGAACGTATTTTTTACGCTCCCTTAATACCCGTGCGCGTCCAGCCTGATTGACTATGCATTTAACAGAATCTTGCAGATAATGTGGAACAAGTCGCACGGCGTCACAATGGCCCACTACTAAGCCGCTAGCCTTATCTAACAGACTGATTTGGCCCGTATGTAGATTGCGATAAGCGCGAATGATAGAGGCGTCTAGTTGCGGGAATAATTCCAGTTGTTTAAGCATCGTAACCCCCATCATTTGCAACCCTTACACGTTTGGCTATATCGGCATAAACCGCGCGGTCAGCATCGGCAATATATCGATATTTACCGCGTCCACTAAGGCGCAAGTGCTGTAATAAATTAAAGCCCTCGGTTGGCGTTATTGCCTTTAACGCGGCGGCGTTATCGATCCTTTTAGATATGATTTGCATAGATTGAAAACTCATTTTTATACATCCTTTTGTTACTTCGTTTGGTTAACAATAAACACTGATAATCAATGCTTATTGTTAACCCTAAGTTAATAGGGTTTTACTGTTTATTTAATGGATCTTATAACTAACATGTTCAACATCAAGTGACCAACATGCCCGACAATCCTGACAACCATCTTGTGTCTTTTCACTAGCGGGGCAAGCCTGACCACGACCACCATTGTCGGGCGTATGAACGCCGCTAGTAAGGCCTTTGTATTTATTCTTAACTTGGTTAACCATATCGTCACTAAGTCGCACGGCGCAATTCTGAAGGCCTAACAGTGGCTTGGATAAGATGGGCTCTTTTGTTGGTATCCAATGGCTGACCCATTGTGTTAACTCTATGCATTCCTTTACTAGTGCAACATACGCGGCGCTAAATAAATCGCCTGCAGAGTGCCAGCGGAAATAGGTTTCTTTTGTCATGCATAAGGTAAACGCGGCAACCCATAAGTCGTAAATGATAGGGCTAGACAATGCCAACTGAATAACGTCCCAACGGCGCTGTTTAGCTATTTGTGCGGGTTTCATTCCATCGTGGCCCTTAACGGCGTAACAATCGAAACAAACAGTTCCTTTAATCTTTGCAAGCTTGCCACCGCGTGGGCAGGATTCACGGGCAGGAATGGCGATGGTATAGGCTGGCATTTTGTTATTCTTGGATAAGCCGATAAAAGCACGGGCTTGCTTAATGCCTCGCTTATCTCCTGTAATCCAGTCGCTGGCGTCTTGTTTGATACCACTAGTACTATCATCAAATAATGCGAGGGCTTGAGCTTGGGGTGTTGGTAGTAAAAACGATTCAATTGTTTGTACAGGTATTAGAGTTAATGCATTCATTTTGTTAAATCCTTTAAGTTATTACGTTTTGTTTAATATCGTTATGCTGTTATTTAGATTCTGCTAGACGGCGCTGTTTGATGTTGTACATCACGAAGCGATTTCGTTGCATAGCGTTTTGCATCCATGCGTCATGATTAAACCCGTTCAACATCCAGCTGACTGTATACTTTCTAAATGGGTTAGCGCGTTTTTCAGTATTCATATTAGATATTCCTTATTTGCCTGTATTTTGGCGTTTTTGCCGTTTCGTTGGGATAAGTCTAATACTTGCGTGATCTATTGACAAGCGCATCAAGTTAAAAAAACAGTGGTGTTGATCTGTTTAAGAGTAACGAAATTAAAGCGACACCGCGCCGCGTCTAGCTATCAAGCCGTTTAATACCCGTTAAATAAGGGTTAAATTAAATGCAAAGAATCTATATATAACACTGAAGATAACGCTAAGCCCACGATATACGGCGCTGTTGTGCTGTTATCTTAGCTTGTGTCTGTTTGTTGGCTGTTTGATCAATCGATTAGCCCGATTTAATCCCCACCCAGCCGATCCGTTTCCTCACCCTGGCTCCAGCGTTGTCGGGGGGTATGCGGGGGTAGCTGGCTCGCGCGCGGGGGGATATATGCCTATATAAATCTTACGGATAAACCAAAAGTCACCCTCCCCCCACACACATTGCCTACACCTCGTTGACGCCTCGTTCACCTACCCCTATACGTTTCGTTGGGTAACTTCTGAACGACTCCCATCGGCCCTTTTACGGCCTCTAATGGACACTACATTACTGGTTAGATCCTTACCTGAGAATCCACCTTGGGCCATCTCCATGAAGTCCTCTATCTCAGCTTCCCATCGACTATCTAGGACACCCTGCCTAGCCTCGTCTACGGATTGACCCATCGTCTTCTGCCAGTAGGCTACAGCCCCTGCTAAAGCGTCCACCCTATCGTCATGCTTTAAGCATCCACGGTCACGGGTAATGTGGGTAAGCTGGTACATTAAGGAATACACATGGTCCTGGTTCTTAACGTCAGAACGAATGAGTTGTTCATCCATCACTAAGCGGTGTTGCGTCATGACAGGCTCAAGGGTATCGATGATGCGACCTTCCTTTTGACCTTTAGCCCACTCAGATTCCTGCACTGTACAACCACCGGGCCACACCTTCTGAAGGATAGGGCCGAATGATGTAACCCATAGTCCCTGTCCGTAGTTAGGTTCTACCTCTACTACGTTTACGGCATAGCGTTTAGCATCTATAGCTATTTGATGCATAGCCTCTGCGGGGTCACCTTTGTATCCACCTACATGGAGGACATACATGATGCCGTTAAGAGTCGCTACGATAGCCCATGCGGTTTCATCCTTACCACGACCAGCGGGGTCAACGAATAGAACCACACCGTCATATACTTCCCAATCAGTATCGGTAAATAGTGGACGAAGGAAGTGGTCACCAGAGAACCCTAGGTTACTGATGTCACGGATCTGGTTCTTCTTGTCACTGTCTCTTCCCCACTGCACCTGTAACGGGGCCTTAACGGGGTTGGTAGAGAACACAACTAAGTCGAACTGTCTCAGTGGGTAACGCTCAGCATCTGACAGGCTAGTATCCAGCATGTACTGTAAGGCATAGGTAGCCCTACCCTTAGATTCTATCTTGACCATCTCGTCATGACCGAATCGGGTGTCAGTTACGCCACCATACTCTAGTAGTCCTAGGCTGTTCTTACGCTTTAGGTAGGGAGCCAATATGTTTACATCCTCACCTGACTCTTCATCACGGAGTATGTAGTTCTTTAGCTTAGCCTCTGTCGGGTAACGTACAGGTATAGTGAATGTCCGAAACTGCATGGACTTAACGAGTACGTTGTAGATAGATTCTTCCGTCTGCGGTGTACCTAGTAGGATGATGTCACCCTTACCATGCTCTGTCTTGGTGATAGGCACGAAGTCAGACTGTACGACCCTGACGATTCTTTGTCGGGCCTCTTCAGTCAGGGAGTTCTTCTCGACCTCTATGTCGTCAGCGATCAATAACGTAGCACGACTACCCGTAATCTGTGAGGTTATACCCCTAGCAGCCACAGAATAGCTTTGTGACAGAGAACTACCAGACACATCGAACTGGTCAGCCTGATCTCTACGAGCAGCACCTTTCTCACGAGCGCCCTCTATGAGCCACTGAAGTATAGGCATAGAGGATATAATGCCCTTTGTTTGCGATACGAACTCCTTTGCCTTAGAGCCAGCAGCAGACACAACCAGGATCTTTTCATCCCTAGGGTTACGCATAAGTCGCCATATAGCAAAGGCTGATGTGATATACGACTTACCCGCACCACGGAAACATCGGACAATATCCTCACGGGGATTGTCGAACAAAGATTTCAGCTTGTGGGCCTCCAAGTCTGTAGCCTCAGCCGTGTCGTAACCATACTGAAGACGGTGGGCTATCTCGTACTGAGCCTCTGTTGGGGCAGGTAGCCCAAGGTGATGCCAAGCAATAGCTAGGAAGTTACGAAATTCCTCAAAAGCGGGCCACAGTTCGTCTGGAAAAGAGGCTTGCCAGTGGGGATCACCGTCAATCAAGTATGGATCTAGCATAGACTACAGTCCTATCTTAGTGTGTCGCCTTAATAGGCATTACGTTGGTGTACTTCTTTAAGGTATCTGACAGATTGTGATCTGTCTGGGTAACCATCTCTTCTGGTGGGAACTGCTTTAAGAAGTTAACGGCTGCATTCAGTGTACTTGCGGGAGCGTCAACACGTTCACCAGACCTAGGGTCTAGTTCACCGTTAGCCACCCGGTCACACAGGGATATAATTAGTAGACCTTTAAGATCTGCACTGGTCTTCTTCATTTCGTAAGTCCTTTAGCTTTCTCGAATGACCGTAGGCCACCTAGGCCCAGTAAAGACATTACGAGTGTTGTGAGTTCAGCGGATGCTATAGAAGGTAGTTCTGCTGGTAGGTCAATGTACGCGTTGATAAGCCCAGCAAACGGAAGGATAAGGAATTGGTAAAACAAACCAATTGCACATACCCAACCGATAGCTGGACGCCAACCAGCGACCCACACAGAAGCATGTTTTGCTCCTTCAATATTCGCCATTGCTTGTAAGTTGTGGGGTTTCTGAAGTGCT